ACAGATTTGAATTCTCTGTTGAAGGACGACTGTTGCCTGAAGATGTGCATCAATTAGAACTCGATTATTTCGATAAATTGTTTGTTGATTACGTTGTAGACGGCGCAACAGATGCTACCCCATCCATCCAGCAAGAAATTAAGCCAATTTACTTCATCTAGGAGCCAGAAATGGAAAAGATTTTCGTCAAGCCTGCAAAGGAAGGCGCAATCGTGCGTCATCCAGAAAAATTAAATCACAAACTCAAGCCAGAAGGCGAATGGGTAATGAACAGCATTCAATGGCAGCGTTATTTGAAGCACGGTGATGTTGTTGTAGCGCAACCGCCAGTTGAAGAACCGAAGGTTGAAAAACCATCTAAACCAGCTAAGGGAGCGCAATAATGACTATTAGTTTTAATGAAGTGCCTAGCAACGTACGTGTACCCGGTGCTTATGTGGAAATCGACGTATCGCGTGCAAACAATACAGCACAAGTAGACAATCGCATGCTCGTCATTGGTCAGCGTCTTTCAACAGGTACGGTTTCTGCAAATGTACCGACACTTATCACAAGCTATGCTCAAGCTGTAACCTCTTTTGGTCAAGGCTCAATGCTTGCGAACATGTTTAAAACTATCTTTGATAACAATTCATTCACTGAGAAGTGGTGTGTTGCGATTGATGATGATGCAGCAGGAGTCGCAGCGGTTGGTACTATCACCATTACAGGCGCAGCAACAGAATCCGGTACGATTAGCTTATATTTAGGCGGCGTTCTAGTGAGTGTATCTGTTGCCAAGGGAGATGTCATGACGGCTGTGGCGACAGCAGTGGCTGCTGCTATTAATGCCAATGTAGACTTACCTGTAACAGCAACGGTTATCAATGATGAAGTTGACAATATTGTTGAGGTCACTTACCGACACAAAGGGTTGGTGGGTAACAAATTTGATATGCGCCTTAACTATCGTGGTGTCTTAGCTGGTGAAAAAACACCAGCAGGTTTAATCTTAGATATCGTTCAAATGGGTACAGCAACTGCTGGTACAACCGATCCTGACTTGTCTAATGCAATAGCTGCTTTACCTGATGAGATTTTCAATCACTGGGTAGTGCCCTACATCTCAAGTGGAGTGTTAGATGATTTAGACACAGAAATGGATAGCAGATGGTCTCCAACTAGAATGCTAGAAGGCCATGTGATTACCGCTGATAAGGGTACCGTATCTGCTTTATCAACACTGGGCAATAGTCGTAATAACCAGCATATGACAATATTTGACGCGGCTAACAACAGCCCAACCCCTCCATATTTGTGGGCAGCAGCCGTTTGTGCGAAGATTGCATACTACGCAAGCATTGATCCTGCTCGTCCATTTAACACCTTAGAATTAGTGGGTGTATTAGCTGAACCTTTACAAGACCGTCGAACAATCGCTGAAAATAACACCCTTTTATATGATGGTATTGCGACACACAGTGCCTCACATTCTGGCAAAGTAACCATACAACGATTAGTAACGACCTATCAATTGAATTCATTAGATGTTGCGGATGCTGCGTATCTTGACGCTAATACGCTGTATACCTTGTCTTACTATCGTCAAAGTTTGCGTGCGCGAATTACTTCACGTTTCCCACGTCACAAACTCGCTGACGATGGCACACGATTTGGAGCTGGCCAAGCAATCGTGACCCCTAAAATTATCAAAGCTGAAATTGTAGCACTCGCAAAAGAGTGGGAAGAAAAAGGCTTGATCGAAGATATGGACCAGTTTAAAGCTGATCTAATCGTAGAGCGCAATGCTGACGATAGAAATAGGGTTGATGCAATGTTGCCAACCAATCTAGTTAACCAGTTCCACATTTTCGCAGCACAAATCTCTTTTATCGTCTAAGAATGTGGCGTTTCGCTACATTTATGTTCCTATTATGGAGTAATCAAGCATGGCTAAAGTAGCAGGCACTTGTTTTTTGAAAGTGAACGGTGAGCAATATTCACTTCGAGGCAATATGACGATCTCGCTCGGCGGATATGAGCGATCCTCGGTTTCTGGTTTAGATCAGTATCACGGAGTGATTGAAAAACCGAGAGCATCGTTCATTCAAGCTGACATCACCGACACCGATGGACTCGATTTAAAGGTGCTAGAAAATCTAAATAACGTAACGGTCACCGTTGAATTGATTAACGGCAAAGTGGCTATTCTGCGTCAGGCAACACAAATCAGTGCGCTAGAATTAAAAGCAGATGATGGCACGATCAGCGTGCGTTTTGAAGGACCAGAAGGGGAGTGGTTAGCAGCATGAAGACGAATTATACCTTGGTGCACCCTGTTATGTTCGGCTCTGAAGAAATCACTGAATTAGAAGTGACAAAACCGACGCCAAAAATATTAAAGAAGTACGACATGAGCAATCTAACGATGGGCGAACAAATTAAGCTCGCGTCAGATTGCACCGGTAAACCTTCGCCGCTGATCGAGATTCTAGATCTCATAGATTATATGGGAGTAGTCAACATATTGACTGACTGGTTTTTCGAAGCTTCCCAGCGTCGCTGATATTTATCACGCACAAGCTTATCTTGCTTACACCTTTCATTTTCAGCCATCAGAGATGGACAACATGTCGATTGAAGAACTCGATGAATGGGTAAAGCAGGCCAATCGTATTAATAAAGAAATAAACAGCGGGTAAGGCTCACTCTATGGCTAATATGGAAACGAAAGTTACAGTCACAGCGGTAGATAAAGCCTCACCTGTTGTGAATAAAATTGGTCAATCGATTGATAGATTAAAGCAATCCGCTGCAAGCATTGGCACAAGCTTTAGTGCAATGGGAAATGCAGCCGGTGACTTCGGACGAAAAGTTAGAAATTTGGGTCTTGTTGCGAGTGCAGCCGGTGCGGGTGCCTTCATGCTTGTAAAGAGCTATGCCGATCTTGGCGAAACTCTCAACCTAACCTCGCAAAAGACGGGCGTGTCTGTTGAGAATCTTCAAAAGCTAGGCTATGCAGCAGAGCTAGATAAGATTAGTGCAGACGAGCTCGGAGCGTCACTCCAGTTCTTAAATCGCAACATGGAACTTGCTAAAACTGCGCCTGACAGTCAACAAGGCAAGATGTTTAAAGCGCTCGGCATTGACGTTACCAAAACCACCGATGCTTACGAAGTCTTGATGAAAATGTCAGACAAGTTTTCAAAAAGCACGAACGTGGGTGAGAAGAATTTATTCGCACGCGCGCTCATGGGCCGTGGTGGTACAAACTTAATACCGCTTTTAAATCAAGGCTCAAAAGCCATCCAAGACTTAGGTGCAGAATATGAAAAACTAGGTCATGTCATGAGTGCAGAATCAGCAACCGCCGCTGACAATCTAGGCGATAACCTTCAAAGATTGGCAGTTGTTGGCAAAGGTTTTTCGGGGATGCTAGCAGAGCAACTCGTTCCCATTCTCAATCCATTAATCGTGCAATTCACAGAATGGGTTGGCTCAAATAAAGATTTAGTCAAATCCAACATAAACTCTTTTGTTTCAGGAACCGTCACCGTATTTAAAGCGTTGTTTCAAGTTTTAAGCGCGCTTAAATTAATTATTACGCCGATAGTAGATGCATTCGGTGGTCTGGGAACCGTTGTTAAACTGTTAGCGGGTGTTTATATCGCTTCACTAATTGCCAGTTTTAGTAGGCTTGTGTATTCGATTGGTGTTTTTGGCGCAGCCTTAGTGGGATATATCCCTGCTATGTATGCAGCTGCGGCCGCAAACTGGGCTTTTGTTGCTCCATTATTAGTTGCAGCTATACCCATACTTGGTATTGCAGCAGCCATCGGTTTAGTGGGATTTGCAATTTATAAATTGATAACAGGGTTTTCTGAGTTTAAGGCAGCGTGGTTTGCGTTGTGGCCTCAACTTGCAGAGCCAGCGAAAGCGGCAGTTAGCATGATTATGAGTAGCTTCACGGTAGCTTTGTCTGGCCTAGGTAATATTTTTGGCATTAATTTTGAAGCAATAAAAGCAAAAGTCAGCGGGATTGTCGATTGGATTATCACGAAATTCCAGGCTGTAAAAAGTCTATTAGGATTTGGTGACAGCCAAGAGAGCGGAGCCAGTGTTAATAAAGCGGCAAATGACGTCAATAAACTGCAAACAACAGTGCAAGCAACAGGCGAAAAAGCTTCAACACTTGGCACGTTTTTTGCAGAGGCGAGCCAAAAAACTATCATGGCCATGAATCCTGTGCTGGGGCTGCTGTTACAAGTATCGGAAGCTGTAGATCGTATAAAAGCCTCGTCATCGATGAAACCAATCAGCATCGGTGTGACAACTCCTTTGGTGCCCCCAGCTAATGTAACAGGAGCAGCTAGTCCTGCCGGTAGTGC